GACTACATCGGTCTCATACCGTTCGGAGAACATGAGCCATTTTCCTAGGCGGTTTGCCTGTCCCTGACTCTGGCAACCGACCCCTTTAACGTCTCGTGGTATCAGACCGTATTTTGCAATGCCGTCGGCATCCTCCACATATTCGTAGCCCATCTCACGGGTTTCTGTATCAAACCATTCAACGACTACCGTAGTAGACCTGCTCTTAACAGATGAACCGCTATAGTTAAAGCTGCCGTCAATTACATTGGCAGCGGTATAGTGGTAACTCGGCTGTATGGGTCTATCCTGTGCAATAGTTAAACCACCAGTAGACCAATAACCGATAGCACGAAATACGCTGAGCAGCGAGTTGCTAGCAGTAAAGGCATCCTGAGCCGAGTTGATATTAATATTCAGTAGGAACCGTGGCTCAGTGCCGCCCTTGCCATCACTAACTAGTTGATTACAATATTGTGATGCGGAATAGAATGCCCACTTATCTAATTGTCCAGACGAAAGGTGGTCGCCTGTTCCATATCGTTTAGTGACCAGCAGGTCATAAAGGCACCATGCGGGGTCTGCACACCAGGTAGCAGCTGCAAAATTTCCAGTCCACACGCCTGTATAGGTGACCCGCCCATTCCTATAATCGACGGTAGCATTGTCAGGGATCAGCACCTTCAGCCCTTTAATCCAGTATGAACGCTGTGGGATTGATGTAAACTGTCGAGCATATAACCGCATGCCAATCAATGCAGTATTTGGATATGATAATTTTGCGTTGATTATGAGGTTGTATGATGCAATGAATGTACGGTTTTGAAGCCTATCAGGATCGGTACTGTCTGCTGTTAATCGAGTAATACGGATTGTCCTGCCGTTTACGTTAGCAGGCAAAGCGAATCCAAATTGTTTCTGGAATGGTTGGGATGTTCTGCCAGAAATCCTTGTTTGTGTCTCTGGTACTGCAATTGTGTAGGTAGGACTGCCGCTGCTAGAGTTTACGCTATATTCAATCCTAAAGTTAACGCTCGAACCATACACGTCACCCATCTCTGTTAGCTGTTGCAGTGCATATACTCCTACGCTCACTTTAACAAAATCAATGGTGTTATCGAGTACGGGAATTAGTTTGACACCACCGTTTACTGCACGTTCTAGAGGCTCGTTTACGTCGAACTGTTGATCGATGTCAGGGAAATTGGCTAGCGGTTGCTGCGCCTGTGTACCGGTAGCGAGTTGTACGGTAACGTCACTGAATGTCGAAGTGCCGTCTCTCTGTACAAGTGGGAGTTTATCGAAATAGATTGAATCCATCCCGATTATGTTGGTGACGGTAACAGCGCTAGACGTTACTGTGCGAGACGTGTTGGATAGTACAGTGAATTGTGTTGCGCTAATGACACTATCAATTACACGTGCTCCATTGTCAGCACTAGCACCACCAGTAAACGTAAATGTCCCTGCTGTTTTAGGGATTAGTGGTACTGCGGAACTGTGAGTAACGGTAATTGTTTTGGCTGACTGTGTATATGTTCCTGTGAAATTTGGGACACGTGTAGCGAGTCCTTCAATCTCGCCCTCTCCAATCAATTCGAGTACATCGATATAACTGTCATTGAATAGGTTATTTGGCGTTATGTTGGGCTGATATGGTGCTGGCAGGTCAGGCAGCGGTGGTAGTGGTGGTAATACTGGTAGTGGGGGTGGTGGTGGTGGAGGAGGAGGTGGAGTATAACCGCCACCGCCACCGCCAAATCCACCACCAATATATTTCTCTGTCATTTCGTTTTTCCTCTCTCATCTACCGTAATCCCTAGGCTTATTACAATACTGCCCACGATTGGCATACCATATTGAATTGGTAGTGGAGAACCAGGCTGACTCGAATTACTAATCCCTGAAAAGTTGTACGTTTTTTCGCCATTCTCCGTAGTCGCTAATTCAGGACGGTTTTTAGGATGGTCATTGCTGTTCCCTTCATAATTACCGAGGCTTGGATTACCAATGCCTGGTATCGGTGATAGTAGTTGAGATGTGCCGCCAAGTGACAGCGCCTTGGTAGTACTAATGTCAACCTGGCTTTGTGCTAATCCAAATAATGTTAGTCCATCCAATGCTGCACCTTGTAAAACGTCGCCACTAATAGCGGATGCAACCTGTGACCCGCCTGCCACTGGTATTAAGTCGATAGTGCCATCTCCGATGTAGTCGCATAGTTGTAGGTCGTGGATGGGCATACCATTTACAAGCACTGTCAACCGTGTATGTTCGAGGTACTCGTGTATCTGCGTAAAATTTACTGACAGAAACCGCATCGCTTCAGATACGGAACGTACTGTCACCTCATAACAACGCCGCCCAATGATAGTCCGCAACCTGCCATAGAATCTAAGTAGCATATCGGTACACCCCCTGCGTTGCCCGCAACCAGTAACCATCATATACATCCTCACTACTTAGTCTGTTGTATACCTGATGAAGTATGCGGTTATCACCTAGATATATTGCGACGTGGGTAGGATGTTGACTATCACCAAGAGCCATAGCAATTACGTCTCCATACTGTCTAGATTCCGCAGGCACTCGCACAAAGTTGTACTGGGCAGCATTGATAAATGGTTCTGGATGTACCAACCATGCATCTGGTTCAGGTCGTTCCATGTCCATTAGTTCAATATCACGCTCCCGTTTGAACCAATCCCATACCAACGACCAACAATCATTAACACCCCAGCAAAATTCACGACCAACAAATGGTCTGCAGTAACTATCTGGCACGAGTTCGTACAGTTCATCATTGCTATTTATAATCAGCCATGGCAGTCCCACCTCTTCAGCGCATTGCCTATCCCTGTCAGATGGGCTAACATCACCAGGATGGCTATGGACTACTGCTAATATCTGACCCTTGTCCTCAGCATTTTTCCATTCAATCGGGTCTATCTCAAAGTTCACGAGTGAATCGCTGGCAATGTTGCTACACCGTATGTATAGTTGACGACCTGAGAATACAATGACCAGCCCGCATACCTCATTAGGTGACTCGTCGTGGATGTGACGTAGTATGTGTTGACGTATTGTTTCATTAATCATATTCGTTGCCCTATCCCTGGAAAGCTCCCAAATGGCAGTGTTCCATTATTAAACCGTTTTTTACAACTACTCAACCGTTTACCACATACGTCCTGTGAAGCCAGGGCGACAGGAGCATCCTCCGAGTTATAATAATTCGTTCCAGAATAGCTACATTCAGCAGAACGATATACCCACTGGCATAGGTTAGCAATCACCTGGCGTTTCGGTATTCTAACGTTAGCAAGGTCGAGGGCAGATGCCAGTTCCCATTGTATGATGTCACGATTCTCCTGTACCTTACGATCAATATAGAACACATCATCTGGCATACGAGCATTAGGGTCAGCGGTAGCACTATGCTTAATATTGATATTGCCGCTAGTATTTGGTTGGTCAGGAGCGGTATAGGTGAAGTCGCTGCCATTTATGCTAGTTACCGTCCGTAGTCCAGCGGTAGCAGTACCAGATGTTGGTGCAGCATATATTTTGTTGCCAGCTTGTAGTGTATGCCCAGATACCGTTACTGTTACTGTCGCTGTACCTGGCTGGCTATAGGTGCCAGTGTAGGTGACAGGATAGTTAGCAGCATCAATGAATTTAGCAAGTGTCCTGAGCCTCGTTACCTTTGCTCCACCAAGGTCATTGCCAGGATTAAACCCATTGGCTATTAACAATAGTTGTGTCCCAATGTCGCCTAGGTTTGATATTGTCAACCGTGGTCGTGGCAATGAACCACTACTTGTATATTCAAAGCCGTCAGCTATTATTGGTAACCGAGTATAGGTATTCTGATTAAAGACCAGGTTAGCATTTAGCCCATTCACGCCAGCATGGAAATAATAGGTATCACTGCTATTGTGCAGGTTGCTGAATAGTTTTAATTGATACAATTCAATTACTGCGGATGGTGCTAATTTCTGAAGTTCCGCCTGCGCCTTACTCTGGATTAGATAGGTAGTGCTACCATTAACAGGGCTAGGGTTAAAGATGCCATCAATAATAACAACACGACCAATGATGGTACCGCTTGCATTTTTGTCGATACGGTATCCAGAGATATAAGCAGACTGCCCAGCCCCAGTACCACCTGTCAGGTCTATCTGCATCCCACGATATACTGAATCATTATCGGAAGCAGTAGTAGCCAGGTTAATTGTAGTAGATGACCCACCAAGGCACGTTCCTGTCGTCATGGTTCTGCCACCTCCT